TCCTGTCTGTGGTCATGCTGGTCACGCGGTGGCATGACGGATTGCTCACGTCGGTTGTCCAGTGCCGGGAGGATTGCGGCCTGTAGTGAATGGGGCACGCGTAATGTGCCCCCCTCTAACGGCTCGTTTCCCCGCCGACCAGGCGTGGGTGTGGTGCAGTGATCGGCGTTCATCGCATGGCTGCCCCGCCCCGTTGGTCGAGTTCAGCCAAAGCCCAATCAGCCAGGAGCTGCCGAAGTGCGAAATACAGTCGTCGGCGCTCGACGAACGGCAGCGCCGCATATTCGGTCGGGTTGGGAACGCGGATCATGTCCCGTACCCGCATCCAGTGCCACGCCAGTGCCCGTGACCGCCGTGCAGGATGGCGCTGATGGCTACCTGCCACTGGACGTTTGCGGGCGCGTGTGATGCGTGCCCGTACCTACGGGCTGCGGGGATTCGCCTGGCGTAATGACGCCATGTGCCGTCCACAAACTGGAACAGTCCCGACGCAGTCGAGTGCGGGTTCTCCGCCCTTGGGTTGCCGCGGGATTCGTGCCGGATGACGCACTCGAGGAACTTCGTGGCGGCACGCTCCGACCTCGAGGGCTGAGGCTGCCTATCGCTGGTGATCGTGTGCAGGGCCGTGGCGAGGGCGAGGGCGTCGATCATGCGCCGCCTTCCTTCATCCATTCGGGAATGTCGATCTGGCTGGTGCGAAGGCGAATCAGTTCACGGCCCAGCCCTGTGGCCCGCTCCCGCTCGGATTCGAGCTCGACGCGCAACACACGGTTGGAACGGCGGAGGGTCGCGATCGTGTATTCCGCCTCGCGCCGAACCGTGTCGGCACCGGCGCGGTAGGAAACCCATGCCACGATCGACAGGACGATGCCGGTGAACAGGAACCAGAACAGGTCAGTCATGGCAGCCCACTTCGTGGACGCGGAAGGCGTTGTACGCGAAGTCCACCCGTGGCTCGCGGGCTCCGGTGGCGCCGCACCTGCGGCACCACCAGTAGTGCGAGCGGGCCGGGATCGTCTCGGTGATGATCTGCCAGGAGTTCATACCGGCCACTCCTGTGGCACGACATCGAGGTACGTCAACAGGTCACGGCGGCACCGGATGCACATCTCGCCGGTGCTCACCTTGTTGTGCTCTTCGAATCCGCACCGCGGATCGGCGGTGGCGAGGAACTGGGCGAACATCTTGCGGACGCTCGGCTGGATGGGCTGTGGCATCACCCCACCGCCTGGTAGGCCTCGGCCAACCGCCGGTTCGTTTCCGCGTCCAGCGCGTTGCGGTGCTCGATGGCCTCATCGATCATCCGCCGCAGGATTTCGAGGTGCGAGCCGGCTACGACTACCTCGACGTGGACGCCTGGCGCGTCCGACACGATGCGGGCAACTTCGGGTGTGTCCGCGAAAACCCACAGCCTGCTCAGGCTGTTGAAACGTCCCAGAGTGGACTCGATGACCAGGCTGCCCGTTGTCGTGTCGGATGCCTGATCGAGCGTGACGCTATTAGCCATGTCGTACCCCCCAGATCCTTCGGGGGATACCAGTTAGAAAGTCTGGCAGAAACTTCCGCCATGTGCATTATCGGCACTTTGACGAATTTTGCGCCCAACTGTCTTGCTGGTACCCCGGTCTTGACTGCAGATTAGGGGCCCCGATGGCCCCGATTCAAGTTTGACGCGTTCGTCGGCGTGTCGCTACTGGCAGGAAACCGTCAGAGATGCGGCGTAGCCTCAAGGTTGAGGGGGCAGTCATGAGCGTGAATCCTTACGAGGGAATGACGTGGAACGGCAAGCGGTGGATGGCGCCGGATGAGTCGGGCGAGCTGGTCGAGCAGAAGCTGACGATCTGGCAGAAGTCGAAGGCATGGGAGAAGGCGTTCATGCTGGTGGTCTTCGGCGGTGCGGCCCTGGCGGTCGGATTCCTGACGGGATACCTGCACTTCTAGGCGGTGTGGGCGAAGCCGTAGGTGAGGATCATTTGCCCGATCTCGGCGTTCGTGTAGACGGGGTCGACCTTGCGTGTGGTCCAGTCGCGGTGCCGTGGGCGGCGCAGTTCTCCGATGTTGTCCCAGCCTGACGCGTCCCGCCAGGCGCGTAGCAGGAACACCAGGGAGTCCTGTTGTGCGACGGTCCAGTCCCGCTTGAGTCCCTTGGACATGACCTCGACTCCGGCCAAGTAGTCGTTGCCCTGGTTGTCGGGGACGCCGAGGGTGTTCCACGGCTTCTTCCCCGCGAAGGATCCGAGGCCGGCGTGCCACACGGGGTACGCGGAGTGGAGGTAGACGCGGCCGTCCCGGTCGAGGGTGCAGTTCGCGGCGGGCACTTCGAACTTGTGCTGGATGTATTCGATGACGCCGGCGTTGGCGTTGTGCTGGTTGCCGGGGTTCTTGGGGTTGGTGGAGTCGGTGGCGGCGGCGGCGGTGTGGTGGATGACCATGGCGACGGGGACGGTGCCGTGGCCCTGCCACGCGCACCTGCGCTGGGTGTCCCACTTGGGCATGAACACGACCCAGTCCTTGCCGAGCTGGTCGAGGAGGGCGGCGCGTAGCCGGGTGGCGTAGGTCATGGCGTGGTCCCCTTGCCCCATCGGGTGTCGGCGGGGTTGATCGCGACGAGGAGCGGCTTGAGGGTGGCGACGAGGGCGGCGATGATCCACGCCTGCCAGTCGCCGAAGTGGATGCTGCCGGCGGTGGCCCAGTCGGCTACGGCGCCGGCGACGATGATCGCGGCGAACGCCTGGAACCAGGACGCCCAGGGTGATGCTGCGAGCCATGCCCAGATGCGGTTCATGAGTCGTCCGATCGTCGGTTGTGGACGGGTGAGGCGGCGTGCTGGTTGAGGCGTTCCCGGATGAGCTCGTGCTGTTGCTCGTTGGATTCCTTGAGGTCGAGGACGGCTTGCCGGATGGATGCGAGGCGGGAGTCGACGAGGTAGAACAGGCCGCCGAGGACGATGGCGACGACGGACAGGATCGCGAGGACGTCGCCGGGCGAGTCGAACCACGCTTCGACGCCGGACGCGATATCCATCACTACTCACTTGCCCTGTTGGCGCTCATGCGTCGGTGCCCTTGATCGCTGCCTGCACATCGGTGAAGAAGTACCACCACTCGCCGTTGTACTTCGGCGCAGGAAGGGCAGCGAGGATGCGCTCCCGCTCATCTAGCCGTCCCTGCTCGTAGTCGCTGGGAGCAGCTACGAAGTCGGGGTCGATCCCGAACAGTTCCGTCGGCTTCACGGCCTACTCACTTTCCATATAGGCGCTCATGCTTTGTCGATAACGTCGAGGATGCGGTCCCGTTCGATGATCCCGATATCGAAAGCAGCCGCAGGGATCCCTTCGATCGCCGTCAGGATGCGATCCCGGACTTCTGCGACAGCGGCAAGATGATCGTCGTACGTGACCATGACGTACTCGCCCAGCAGCGGCGGGTCGCTGAGGGGTCCCCGAGCGCCATACCGCTTGATCTCACCCAGTTGCCCGGCGCTCATATGCTCACGCTCATCGGCGCGAACCTTGGCGATCAGGGCGCACTCGGGGCAGACCTCCATCAGGCTTTCCATGATCTTGGCTCGTCGGCAGAGCGGGTCGTGGTCACTCACAGTTGCTCCTTTGGCGCTTAGTTGGCTCATCACGGGACCTGGTAGGCGACGATGACGAGCCCTGCGACTCCTGCCTGCGGGGATCCAGCGCTGCCGCCACCGGAGCCGGGGGCGGCGTTGGTGCCGGATGTGGTTCCGCCGTAGCCGTAGTGGACGGTTGCCCCGGTGATGGTCGAGTCGTACGGGTTGGTTCCCGACCCGGACGCTCCCCCGCCGGGGTTGCCCGCTCCGGCACCCGACGATGAGCCGCCGTTCTTGGTGGCGGCGAATTCGTACCCGGCGCCGCGGCCGCCACCGGCAGCGGTGAGTCCCGCGATGGATGACGCCCCGCCCTCAGTGGGGATGGCCCGCCCCGAGCCACCATCGGGGTAGTTGCCGCCCGCATCTCCCCCGGCGCCGACGAGGACGCTGTAGGTGGTCTCGGTGAGGTCAAGGGTCTGGTCGATGACGTAGCCGGCGCCTCCCCCGTTGAACCCCTCGTTGCGGTAGTTCGCGCCGCATCCCCCGCCCCCGCCGATGGCGAAGATCTGGAACGGGTGCGTCGCCCTGGACACGACGAGGCTGCCCGCGGTGGTGAACGTGTGGACGCGGTAGTTCAGTCCCCCGCTGGTGTAGGTGGTGATGGTGCCGCCGGTGGCGTCGTTCAACGCGGGCGCGGCCTGCACGTCCTCGAGGGCGGCGAGCAGGGTGGCGTGGTCGGTGATGTGGCCGGTGTCATCCAGGTGCGCGGTGTCGGGCAGGGTGACGGTGACGACGCCGGCGTTCGCGATGGTCTGCAGGGCGGTGACCATCTTGTTGTGCTCGGCGATGTGGCCGGGGTCGCCGACAGTGAACGGGCCGCCGATGTCGACGGTGACACCGAACCGGGCCGCTTCGGCGAGGACGGCGGTGCGGAGGGTGTTGTGGTCGGCGACGTGATCGGTCACTAGATGCTCCCCGGCAGTGGCGCGTTCGTTGGGCCCAGGTGGAATTCGATGCGCCAGTCCGTCGCGGACACGTTCTCGGAGTAGCCGAGGACGATCGCGGAGTATTCCTCGACGGGTGCGCCTGGCAGGAGCGCGGGAACGGTGAGGGTTCCGCCTTGCTCGATGCTGGCGACGTCGGCGGTGGTGGTGTCCTCGGTGGTGGACATGAGGATGGTGGTGCCGGTCATCGTCCAGGCGGGGTCGAGGGCCGCCAGGAGGTAGGCGGCGTGGGCGGCGGCGTCCGCCTCGATCGCGAGGTCGGTGGTGTAGGTGGCTTCCCGTAGCCCGTATTCGGTGATCTGCGCGGTGTCCTCGACGGTGACGGTGGGACGTCCCCCACCGGGGTCGGTGCCGTATTCGACGATAACGCGGTTACGGACCAGGCCGAGCTCGAGCGTCATGCGGATCGGGTCACGGGCCACATGGTTGGGGTGAACGCTGATACCGGTCATGCGACCATCCACCCGTTAGCGGTGCCGTTGATCGTCCACAGGTTCGTCTGAGCGTCGCGGATGCGCGGCCCTGCTCCATGCGTCAGGTCGAGGTCGGCGACGAGGGTGCCATTGATGCCGTTGAGAACTTGGGCACGGTAGAAGCGGCCTATAGCGTTGCCGCCCGTCCCACCGCTGATAGAGCCGACTTCCAGTGGGGCCGTTCCCGCATACACGCTGGTTGTTCCCGGGCTGGTCCGCGTGACACCCAACTGGGTCCACGTCACGCCATCGTCGGACAGGTAGAACTTCACGTCGTGTCCCGATGCCCCGTTGTCGACGTCGAGGGTGGCGCGAATCCATTTCACGGACCCGTCTGTGACGCCCGTTGCGACCGAGGACTGGCGGTAGATCTGCGTGGTGCCGTCGGTTGTCCATCCGAGGGCGATGGTTCCGTCACTGAACAGGAATAGCTCGTAGCAGTAATTCGTGCTGCGGCGGGCAAGGATGCGTGCAGTGGCGGCGGGGGTCCAGTCGTCTAGTGCGACGCGAACGCGAACATCAAGGTCGCCGGTGACGTGCAATCTAGAGGCATCGGGGCATGAGACGTAGTTACCAGATGTGCCGGGCAGCCACAGGGCGACGGTGGAGCCCTTGCCCGCGAGGTCCGTGACAAGGTTCGCCACTTTGGCCTGGGGAATGCCGGCGTCGTTGAACACGGGGTTCGCGCTGAACGTCTTTACGCCGCTGATCGTCTGGGCGTCCTCGACGTCGACGAGGGTGTCCCAGCCGGAGCCGTCGTAGTAGCGGATGTGGTGGGAGGCGTCGTTGTAGTAGAGGTCGCCGGTCTCCGGGCTGCCCGGGTTGGATCCGTTGACGGCGAGGCGGAACCTGCCCGATGACGCGATGATCGGGGCCGTGAGCGTGCCGGTGAACGTCGGCGACGCGATCGGCGCCTTGCCCCCCACAGTGGTGTCCAGGGCGGTGAACCGTGCCGCCACATCCGTCGCGGCGCCGGACGGGTTCGTGCCCAGTTCCGTCTGCACGGCCTCCATGGCCAGTTCGACGTCGTCGTGGCGTTCGGGGTGGGTGCGGCCGGTGGTGTCGTCGTCCGCCATGTACGTCGGTGACGTGCCGGCGAAGTTGTCCAGGCCGCCCGGATAGTTCGTGCCCATGCTCAGGCTCCTAGGTAGGTGTGCGGGGACGGGTAGGGCTCATCGGCGGCGTACCGCAGATGCGTCACCACCGGGCTGTAGTTCTTCGTCCGGTAGTGCATGACACCGTTCCGGTCGCAGAACAGCAGGGCGTCGCAGTCCGCGGCGATCGCCTCGAGCTGCGCGAGGAGGCTGGACGCCTTCGTCCCGGGGTCGATGGGCAGGAGCTGCGGGCCGGGGTCGCCCTCGATCGTGATCGTCACCCCCGCCTCCGTGCACAGGCGGGTGACGCGGGCCGTGTCGGTCTCCTGCGGGATCGTTGTCAGCCCATCGGTGCCACCAGCCAGGAGGCGACCCCACGCCTCCTGCGGGGGCAGGCACGTCAACGTGATCCGGTCCCATTCGTACTCGATCGCCTGGACGCGGCCCGTGAACCGGGTCAGCTCGAGCCCGCCATAGGTGTCGACGTAGTCGGTGATGAACCCGGCCTCGGTGCGGGCCTGCACGGTGATGGGTGCGCCGAGGGTGATGCGGGACAGTGGCCCGGCGTACGTGTCGGAGTAGGCGGTGGTGAACCCGGTCGGCATGGAGTGCTGACCTAGGCCGAACTCGACCAGGTCGGCGACGTTTCCGCCGGCGTCTGAGGTCATGACCTGCAGCACGGCGGTGGGCAGTCCCCCCGTGTCGAACTGGCTGGATCGGCCGTAGCTGACGGCGGCGGCGTCGAGGACGATCTCGGCGACATCGGTGCCGTCGATCGTCGCCAGCCAGGTGAAGGTAGCGGTCATCGTCCGGTCCTCGAGGCGGCGAGGGCAATGACGGACTGGACTTCCTTCGCGATCCTTACCGGGTCGCCGATACCGGTGTTGATGTTGATGACGGTGGCAGGCGTCTTGTCGGTGACGTCGCGTAGGCCGGCGTTGACATGGGAGCCTTGGGCGGCCTGCTTCTGTGCGACCAGGAGACTGGCGTCTCCACTGGTGGCGGTCGCCGGAACCTTATTCAGCGATTCCAAGGCCGCCTTGACCCTGTCAATGGTGCTGAGGATCGTCTGGAGCCCGGACATGACGGGGTTCAGGGCGGTGGATACGAAGACGTTGAGCAGCTTTCCCCATTCGCCCAGGCCCCCGGTCCAGTCCTCGAAAGACTGCTTCGCGTCGCCCGCTGCTCCTGCGATGCCGACCAGCGTGGTCAGATTCGTGCCGAGTTCCTTGCCGAAGTCCTTCACGTCTGTCTGCCGCTTGTAGAGCGTGTCGGCGAAGTCGCCCATGCCGCCCTTGGCGTTGGTCAGGCCGTCGAGAAATCCCTGTCCGAATGCCTCTTTGAGTTCATCGAAAGCCTTGGCGGTGTTCTTTACCTGGCCTTCGAATGTCTTTGTCGCTCCCTCGGCAGCGCCCTGGAACTTCCCTTCGAGTTCCCCCACGATCTTTTTCAGGTCACCCGACTTGGCCGTGGTGTCATCGAGCCATGGAAATAGGCGCTTGAGAGCAAGTGCTTGACCATTTACGGCCTTCCCGACGCCGGTGATGATCGTCTCGAGCGGCTTGCCGGATCCCTGAGCGGCGTCAAGCAGACCCGGTAGGACCCCCATTGCCTGGTTGAGCCCATCGGGGCCGCCTATTGCCACGGCAAGGTCCTGCAACGGCTTGAGGAGGGCGTCGTCCTCGAAGAGCGTGATGCGGGCGAGCTGGTCGACGAACTCCTTGGCCTTGGGCGCCTGGTCTCCCCAGCCCATATTGGTCATGACCTTGTTGAAGGAGTCGAACTTGGCCTCGGCGTCCATGGCGGCCTTTACGCCATCGACGCCCATGGCCAATGCCAGGCCGCCCACGACACCGGCAGCGCCGGCCACGGCACCGGCGAAAGCCCCGCTGAGCTTCCCTGAAAGTGCGTTGAGCTTGCCGTGAAATCCCTGGGGGCCATCGACGGCGTCGGCAGCACTCTTCATGTTGCTGCGGAACTTGGAGGTATCCGCGGCGAGGTAGACGGTGAGTGTGCGGGCCATCAGTCGAGTCCTCCCCCGCGTTCGAACGCGTCGCAGACGCGGTCGACGGCCTGTGTCCAGTCGCGCATTGCCTGGGGCGCGTAGGCGGGTTTCACCTGGGACATCCAGTCGGTCTGAGTGAAGGCGGCCGGGATCGTCGGGCGGACGCGGCCGGCGTGGGACGGGTAGCGGACCATGTTCACGGTGGCCTTGCCGGAGAACGCTTTCCTGTTCGCGCCGATGGATACGGCCGGCAGGCGGTCACGCTTTGCCTTCACGGTGGCGGCGATGCGCTCGCCCCACGGTCCCGCGTTCTGTGCGGCTGCCTGCCAGGCAGGCACCATGTAGCGGTTCGCGATGTCGACAGATGCGTTGCGGAGCTCGGTCTGGGAATCCTTGTCGAGCCCGCGAAGATCGCGGAGGAGTGAATTCAGGCCGGTGACGTAGCAATCGAATCCCTTCACTGCGGCCATTCGTTCACCTCCCTCATCAGCGCCCAGATCAGTTTGGGCGGCCATCTGCGTACCTCTTGCGGGCTCGTCCTGAGCCGAACCGCCAGGACGATGACGGCGCGATGCACGCCGCCTAGGTAGGGTCCTGTGTGGCGTCCTCCTCCTCGACTTCGTCTACGCGGATGTGGTTGTCACGCGCCCAGGCGCGCACCTGCTCGACGGTGGCCGCCTGGTCCGGTTCACCCTCGAGGCCGTAGTAGGCGATGGCGAGCAGGACGGCCCATTTGGAGGCGCCGGCGATATCGCCGACCGTCTCCTCCGCGAGCCACAAGCTGTTTGTCGTGGGTTCGACCGTGATCGGCCGCCGATCCCCCTTGCGGACGACGATCGCGGGGATCACGGCAGGTCAGCCAGCGTCAGCGATCCGACGAGCTCGGCCGATCCCATGGCGACACCGTCGGCGGCGAACTTGACCTCGAGGCCGGTGACGTACATGGTCCCGGTCCACTTGGCGTCCGCGGAGTCGATCTCGACCGTCAGGCCGGTGCCGGCGATGGCGCCGGTGTTCAGTGCCCCGTGGAAGCCGGCCTCCTCGTCATACAGGTAGCCGATCTTGACCGTGTGGACCAGGTCGGTGATCGGGTAGGCGACGGAGCCGAGGGTCTTGGTGCGCGAGATGGTGGGCGTGGCGGTCACGGTGCCGTCGGTGACCTGCTCGCTGTAGGTGGTGGATCCGACCTTGACGACGAACTGGCTGCCGGTGATGGACATCACGGCCATGGCGTTACTCCTTCACGTTGAGGGTGATGCGTACTTCCGACACCAGGGCCGAGCCCTGGGCGCCGAGGTCGGTGCTGGCGGGTGGCGTGACCTCGCGGAACACGGCCTTCCCTTTGAGGGCGGTCAGGACGCCCTCGACGTGGTCCTCGAGCTCGGCCATGGCCGCGGTGTTATCGCGGTCGAGCACGACCACGAGGACCTTCAGGTGGAGCTCATTGCGCAGTGCTCCGCCGAGCGTGGCTGGTGTCATCCACGGGGTGTCCGCGGTGATGACCAGGCAGGGCGGTGTTGGGACTGGTGGCGCGATCGGGTAGACGGTTCCGCCCACGTTCGCCAGGTATCCGGCGAGCGTGGAGCGGGCCGATGTTGCTACGGCGGTCATGGTTAGCCGACCATTCCCGCTACGTCTGCGTGGTCCGCGATGAGTGAGCTGACGCGCCTCGTGAGCCACACGGAGAGCCGGTAGGCCCCTGGCGTGAAGTCGATCGACACGGACTGCCCCCCGGCAGCAGTCCGGGCCTGCCACATGTCGCACGCGACGGCGAGGGTTGCCTCCCGGCACGCGGGATGCGTGGCGTGCGAGGCTGCGGTGGAGGTGAGGAGGGAACCCACGATCGCGCACGCCGCGTCTGCTACCTGGTCGTAGGCCGCCGAATTGCTCGCGTATGTCAGTTGCAACGCGGTCGCTAACTCGGTGCCGGTGAGCATCACGGTCGGGTCGGTCATGGGTTCCCTCCTCTCATTCCTCCGGTGGGACGGTCAGGCTCAGGCGTGGTTGTAGATCGAGACGATGCCGGCCGGGATGAACGGCGTGGTGACGCCGAGCCCGTAGATGCCGACCTCGCGGCCGAGGTTCGACACGACCTCGGTCTGGGCGAAACGCGGCCCGTCCTCGGCCCAGCCGACGGCGAGCGAGTTGGTCACGATGGCGTCCTCGGACTCATCCACGGCGAATTCGCGGGCGAGCACGATGGGCAGGCCGAGCACGTTGGCCCGCAGGGTCGCGCCGTTGAAACCGCCCGCGGCGTTGAACAGCGGGTAGTTCTGCGACTGGAACGACGACCAGGCGGCGAGCTTCGTGAACACGGCGCTGTTGACGTAGACGACATCGGCGGGAGCGCCGGTGGCGTTCTCGACGGCGATGGCGGCATTCCAGACGGCCTCGACGAACGCGGCGCCCGTCGTGTCGGCGGAGAAGTCGTAGTCCACGCCGCCGTAGGTGTCGCTCGCCCAGAGGGCGTTCTGGAAGGCGTAGTCGGTCTCCGTGCCATACGCGCCCATCAGGATGCGCATGTGGGCCTGCACGTAGGACGGCTCAGCGCGGTCGATGACCTGGTAGGTCAGCCGGTTGTAGCTCGCGTAGGTGGCGAGTGTCGCGGAGCCCACGAGGATGTCGATGTCAGCGCTGTTGGCCTCGTCGCCCTCATTCGCCTGGGCGGCGACGATCGCGGACAGGTCGCCGGCGAACGTGGGCCACTTGATGTCCAGGCCGGTGGTGCCGGCCGAGCGGGGGCCGCCGACGGCGTTGATGCAAGGACGGCCGCGGTCGAGGACGCCCTTGATCTCGGTCAGCCAGGTGGGCGGGACGAGGCCGGTCTGCTCCGACAGGGCGGACAGGTTTACGGCGCGCTCCTCGAGGTCGCCCGTGCGGACGGCCTGCAGGTAGCCCTTCATGTCGCGGAACTGGGCGAGCGGGTGGATGGGCTCGCTGGTGTTCACGACGGCCTCCAAACGGCTGCGGAGGTCGGCGATGGCCTCGCGCGCCTCGATGTCGGCCGAGACCACCGGGGTCTCGACCGTGGTGGTCTCTTCCATGGGTTCCTCTTCTCGAATCGCGCTGACGCCGGCGGTGGCGTAAGCGGGCATGTGGGTCAGGCTGGTCTCCGCCAGGCGGGCGGCCGTGTGCCGAACCGACGTGCGGGCCTTGTTCCAGGCGGACTTGACGGGCGTGAACCCGACGGACAGGCCGGTGACGGCCTTGGCGCGCAGGAGCGCGTTTGCGTCGCGGCCCTGGACGGTGTCGACGATCCCCGCGGTGATGTACAGGCCGTCGTCCTGGTTCGCGGCCGCGGTGATGACACCGATCGGCTCCCCGTGGCGCCAGGCGAGTGGCTTGCCGACGACGTCGGCGGGGTCGAACGCCTCACGGTCGAACGACTCCTCGATCGCGCCGATCTTCGTGGGCGTGTCGTACGGGACGGCGCGGCCGTACAGGGTGGCGAGGTAGCCCTCCTGCGGGTCTTCGCGGAGCGCCAGCGTCAGGTCGAGGTCGAGGGTCTTCATGCATCTCCTCCGGTGGGAAGGTCGAGAAGGTCGGCGGCCTGGGTGGTGCTCATGACGCCGAGCGGGAGCATCTGCGAGATGAGGTTGGCGAGCTCGCTGGTGTTGGCGCGGAGGAATGTGTCGGTGTCGAAGCGGGTGGTGTGGCCGCGTGGGGTGATGTCGTTCGCGGAGAGCCGGTCGGTGATCTGACGCATGACCACCTGAAGTGACAGGTCCACGAGCTGCCGGTAGAGGTCCTGCCGATTGGAGTAGGTGAGCGAGGAACCTGGTACGCCGGCGCCGACCCAGACGGGGTCGAGGTTGGTGAGCCTGGCGATGGCGGTGGCCGCGGTGTTGCGTGCCTCGACGAGCTGCAGCTCGGTCGGTGACCAGCCCTTGAGTTCGCCGACCTCGAGGGCGGAGTTCAGGTAGGCGGTCGAGCGGGCGGCGCGGGCGTTCTCCCACGCCGACAGGAGCGCGTCGACCTGGTCGGCGGCGAGGTCGGCGCCCGTGTTCTTGAGGATGAACGACGGCGATGGGACCTCTGCCGAACGCAGGACGGCGGCCTCGAGTGCCGCGGCGGTGGTGATGGCGTCCACGCCGGTGGTGAGCCATCCGCCGGTGCCGTCGCCGTCGAACCTGATCACGTCGGTGTCGGGGATCGAGATGCCGTTCCAGTGGACGGTGCCCAGGGGCACTTCGGCGACCGCGTCGTGAGGGTTGTTGGGGCTGGTGATGACCTGGTCGTAGGGCATGTGCTCGGCGCTGGCGGGAAAGCCC